AGTTATTCAGTCAGCCCGCCAATTTTATTGTGATGGATGAGCCAACGAATGATTTGGATGTTGAAACATTAGAGTTGCTCGAAGAATTATTGGTCGAGTATAAGGGAACATTGATTCTGGTGAGTCATGATCGCAAGTTTCTAGAAAATGTCGTCACTAACTTTTGGTGTTTTGAAGGAAAGGGCGTCATCACCGATTATGTGGGTGATCTACCGGATTGGACAAAAATTATTAAGGAGAATAGTCCAGCCGATGACCCCATAAAAAAGAATAAAGAAAATAAATTACCGCAAAAAAAACAGAAAAAGCCTCAGTTAAGCTTTAAATTAAAAAAAGAGCTGGAAGAGTTGCCACAAGAGATAGAAGCGCTTGAGGCGACATTAACAGATCTGCAACACTTAACCAGTACTGCAGACTTCCATACAGGTGACCGAGAACAGATAAAAAGAAAGCTTGATGAACTTGCTGTAATAGATCAGCAGTTACAAGAAAAATATAACCGTTGGGATGAGTTGGAATCGCAATTGTAATAAATGCATAAAACAGATGCATTTACTGATATAATTCAGCGCCTTAAAAGTAGGCTCATTACTTTTTGGATATGTCTTGGAGAGATGTCAGAGTGGCCGAATGAGCACGCTTGGAAAGCGTGTGTACCGAAAGGTACCGAGGGTTCGAATCCCTCTCTCTCCGCCAATTTGCGAAAAAACCGGTTCTCTGAAACCGTTTTTTTTGTGCCTGAACCCCGCTACTCTGGGGCCTTCCGGCCGGTTCAAGCGTACCGAGCCAATTCCACGCCATCCCGACATTCACCCTCACTGGCTCTCTCTATGACCGATATTCTCTGTGACTGTCCTTCGGAAGCATACCCATCAAGTGCCGTCGTTACGCTTGTGTAATCCAGCAAAAACAACAGGTTATATGATTTTGTCTTGGTTGGTTCGGTTGCCAATTTCGCTACCACAAAATGTATCTGGAAAACTGTCGCGCTTACTGATGGGTAGTCCTGTCGGCCATCAGAAACCGAATTCTTTCCGTTGTAGCTCCCATAACTGGGGAAACGGGGACATAAAGTCAGCCAGAGTCAGGGTTGCCGGATGCGTGCTGTTGAGAATTCTTTCCTGTATGTCAGGGGCCAGTAGTATAAGGCGCAGAACGCGAGAGGCGTAACTGGGACTTCTGATCCCTTCCTCAGCTGCAATTTGATTGACGTTGCTGTATTTGCCTTTGTTTAACCAGCGGTTCCATCGGTGGGCTCTGATCAGGGCATTGAGCAAGGTGACGTCAGCCTCCTCATTGCGGTCAGAATTCACAGGTTGCCCAGTTGGTGAAAGGATGGTTCTTTTGCCAGAGTGCCGCCCAAGATGAGCGGGAATAAAAATCTGGATCAGATCGCCTTCTCGGTTGAGGTTAATGGTAGGTTTCATGCGCTCATCTCCTTTGTTTGTTGTGCTGCCGCCTTCAGGTCCAGTACCAGGCTGTTGATGCCATTGGTTCGGATGTCGATATGGATGCCTCCCGGTTCCACCCTTATCTTCTCGATGAAAAGTTGTAACAGCCGAGCCTGCTCTTTGTGGTAGAGGTGGTCCCAGACGGCTTCGATATTTTGCAGGCCGTCCCGGACATCATTCTCGGTGATGCCATCATCCATGTTGTTGGCGACGGACCAGGTGCTGACGACCATTGCCGGATTCTTGAAGATGGTCTTGATCTGATCGAAGACGATACCTTCAATGTCACCGGCTCGTACCATCCGTACTGGGCATTCCTCATGCCCACGTTTATTGGCGGTATGAGTGATGTAATAGCGGTACTTTTTATTGCGGCGTGTGGTGTGAGTTGGCGTCATTGCCTTGCCATCCGGTCCGAACAATAGTCCTTTGAGAGGCGCTGGTGTCTGGCGTCTGACATTACCAGCACGCTCCCTTCGGTTTGTGGACATGATGCTGTGTGCTTTCTCCCACATATCGAGATCGACAATGGCCTGGTGCTCACCCGGATACCATTTGTCCCCATGGCGTATTTCCCCGAGATAGATCCTGTTATGTAGAATCTTGTAGAGGGTCGTTTTGTTGAATGGGAAACCATTGTTCATTTTGCCGTTACGACTGCGTCTAGGCTTGGTGCGAAATCCCTGCTCGTTGAGTTCCTTGCATAGTAGCGTTGTCGATCCCAGCCGTATGAAACGATTGAAGATGCGGCGCACCAGATCGGTTTCCTGTTCGTTAGGGATCAGCTTGCGGCTGGCCACGTCGTAGCCCAGCGGCACATGGCCTCCCATCCACATACCTTTCTTTTTCGATAACGCAATCTTGTCGCGTATCCGCTCACCAGTAACTTCGCGCTCAAACTGGGCAAAGGAAAGCAGGATGTTCAGTGTTAGCCTGCCCATGGAACTGGTGGTGTTGAATTGCTGGGTAACCGATACAAAAGAGACGCCATGCTTGTCGAACAGGTCGATGATCTGTGCAAAGTCACCCAGTGACCGGCTGGGGCGATCCACTTTATAGACCACTACAACATCGACCTTGTTGTCTTGCACATCTGCCATTAGTTGTTGCAGTCCGGGGCGCTCCATGGTGCCGCCATCAAATTGAAACTGTTCCGAGGACAATAACATGCTCACATTGTTAGGTAGCCTACTTGGCTTTATTTCAAGCGCTTTTCCAGACTTGCTGAAAATCTGGCAGGACAAACAAGACAGAAAACACGAGCTACAGATTCTCGATCGACAAATGGAACAAATGCGCCTTGGCCATAATCAGAGGCTTGAAGAAATTACTGTCAATGCGGATATCAACGAAAGTGTCGCTTTGCTCAAACACGACAGTCAGCCTTCTGGAGTAAAGTGGGTGGATGGGCTTCGAGCTTCTGTGCGCCCGGTAATCACTTACGCTTTCTTCCTGCTGTTTACCACTGTAAAAGTCAGTGCGCTTTATGTGCTGGTGGTTGATCAGGGTATGGAGTTTGTAGTGGCTTTGCCGCAAATCTGGGACCCAGAAACACAAGCTCTATTTGCCGCTGTAATGAGCTTTTGGTTTGGTCAGCGAGCTTTAGCAAAAGCCAGGGGGCAGTAGTATGCGCCATATTACCCAAGATGGCATCGACTTAATCAAGCGTTTCGAAGGCTTTAGCTCGACGGTTTATATCTGCCCAGCCGGATACCCAACCATCGGCTATGGGCATTTGGTCCGTTCGGGCGAATCTTTTAATGAGATCAGTGAGACTGAAGCCGAAGATCTGTTGCGTAAAGACGTTGAATCAGCAAAGCGAGCGGTCCTGCGCTTGGCGAACGTCCCACTCACTGATGGCCAGTTTGATGCATTGGTTTCATTTACCTTCAACCTGGGGTCAGGGGCCTTCCAGCGATCGACGCTGCGCCGAAAGCTTAACTGTCACAGCTATTTACTGGCTGCAGAGGAGTTTGGTCGTTGAGTTTGGTCGTGCGGTCATAGGCTTAATGGATTGATTCGATGTAGGGGTGTGGAAAGGGCAGTATTTTTAGTTGTAACGTAGTACCAAATCCCGTATCAAAAAATTTCCTGTTGTTCATGGTGAAGCGGTGTTTACGCTTTGTGTAAGGCTTATTGTTCTGTCTTGTCTTGGCGGTTTAAAAGTAATATATTACGCTGCTTTCAGGCAGACTCGTATTTTGTATTTCTAGATTGATGCTAATATTTGCCTGCCAAACGTGGTTCTCCAGTCTGGTGGGCTTGAGTTGGTTTGTTTTTGTTGTAGAGGACGATTATGGATAAGTTAGACAAACACAGGATGAGTGAAAGGGTCTTAGTCCCCACTATTCTTTGCGGTGGCTCAGGTTCACGACTGTGGCCAGTATCTCGAGAGCAGCATCCCAAGCCTCTTATTCGTATTAATGGCGGCAGCAGCTTGTTGCAGAAAGCCTTTCTTCGCGGCGCTACCTTGCCTAATGTCAATGATGTTTTGACGGTTGCGAATCGCGAGCAGTTCTTCAAGATTGAAGATGAGTATCGAGAAGTTGCTCATGAGCCTGAAAAGTCAGTTGGCAACAGCTTTATTCTTGAGCCATTTGGCCGTAATACGGCTCCAGCCATCGCCGCAACCTGTCTTCAGGTTGCCGAGCAGCATGGAGAGGATGCAATTTTACTTATTTTGGCTGCAGACCATCTAATAGCCCATCAAGAAGCCTTTGCTGATGCCGTTGCTAAAGCTTGCGAGCTAGCTCAATGTGGCAAGCTAGTCACTTTTGGGATTCAGCCCGCCGCGCCAGAGACTGGTTACGGTTATATAGAATCAAATGGTCACGAAGTCATTCGTTTT